ATATACAGTATATGCATTTTGTAGTTCACCGGGAACTTGGAAACCAATTGGTCCAACTTTTCCAACTGATGATAGTGATGTATTTTTAGATAACCTTATAAATGGTATGTTAATACATTTACCAAGTTTAAATTTTATTTATTTCACAATATCAATGTACCCTGGTCCCGCTATACCACCGGCTCCTGGCTTTTTATTTGCACAAGGTTATACGATTCCACCACAAACTCCATCATAAGATTTATAAATCCACATGACTGTATAACCAGAAAATTAATAGTAATATATTTATATTAAGATAAACACAATCAAAATGAACAACAAACAATTAATAAAAGTAATAAGAACTCTTGTTGAGGTAGAAACTGCCAAACAACAAGAACGCTTTTTATCGAAAACTTTTCCAAAGATATTGGCAGAGGAAGTAAATAAAAGATTAAAAGAGGTGAAGGGGGGTGTTGCTCCTCCCTCTACGCAAGTCGTTACTGAAGGCATAGACCCTTTTGAACAAGTAGAACTTGCGTTAGAAAAAGAACGAGCAACACAAAAGAAAACATATTCTAAAAACAAATCTATAAACGAGGTTTTAAATATGACAAAACCTTTTACAAAAGAACAAAGAAGTTCAACACCAGGTGGAGGAACATCAGTATTAGATAGTTTACCACCACAAGAACCAATTCAAGAGAGTATGGATAAAACAGTATCATTTACTTCTCAAGGAGCAGGAGCTGGTGTTAGTGGATTAAAAACTCAGATGGCACACAAGATGGGATATGGTGATGTTGCAACAAAACCAAATAAAACAGGACTTGGAGTTAAGACAGGATTACCTGGTCTTGATAAAATATTAAATAGAGATAATTCTGAACTTGTAAAAAAGTTTAAAAGATAGGGAGTAATAAATGGCTTATATTCTTGATAAAAAAGTAGTAACCGATACTGAGGAGTTTTCAAATCAGGCATATGGGATTACATTACCTGTACAACGAGGTAACTCAGGTTATTTTTCTCAAGCATTTAGTTCCTTTGAACAGGCAAAAAGTAATTTAAGAAATTTACTTTTAACAAGAAAGGGAGAACGAATATTTCAACCAAATTTTGGTTCTGGTATTCATGAGTTATTATTTGACCAAGCAACAGATGAACTTGAAACACGATTACAAGAAAATATAACAAATAGTGTAAATTTTTGGTTACCATACATAAACATAGATACAATAGATGTAAATATGACTGATGAAATGAAAGATAGATACATTGCAGAAATGAAAGTTCAATTTACAGTTGGTAATGTATATGAGCCACAAGAAATAACATTTTTAGTTGAGGGATAATAAAACATGGCATTAAATAGTATAGATAGAAATCCAAACGGTGGTAGGAAAATTAAGTATCTTAATAAAGATTTTACTGAATTTAGACAAAATTTAATTGAGTACGCAAAAACGTATTTTCCAACAACCTATTCAGATTTTAATGAAGCATCACCTGGTATGATGTTTATAGAAATGGCATCATACATTGGAGATGTACTTTCTTATTATACAGATGATACTTTAAAAGAATCATTAATAACAACTGCAGAGGACAGAGAAAACATAATAGCATTAGCTGAATACTTAGGTTATAAACCAAAAGTAACTTCGCCAGCGATTGTTAAACTAAGTGTATATCAAACAGTTCCTGTCATTGGTGCAGGTACAACTGAAGTTAGACCTGATGATAGATATTATTTAAGAATACCTGAAGGAATGACAGTAACTGCCACAACTCAAGGACAACAATTTAGAAGTACTGAAATGATAGATTTTGCAGCTGAGGATGATAGAGAGATTTCAATTTATAGAACAGATGATGATGGAGAACCAACTCTTTATTTAATTAAAAAATATGTAAATGCAATATCGGGTCAATTGGTAAGTATAACTCATAACTTTAGTTCATCCCCGTCTCAATTTTCTAAAATACCTTTAGTTGAAAATAATATAATAGATATTGTAGATGTAAGAGATTCCAATGGAAATAAATGGTATCATGTTCCTTACCTAGCACAAGAAATGGTTTTTTCTGACTACGCAACAAGTGATGCGACAGATAAAGATTTAGCACAATTTAAAGATAGTGTACCAAGTGTTTTAAAAACTTTAAAAACATCAAGAAGATTTACAACAAAAGTAAATGCAGATAATACGACAACTATTGTTTTTGGTGCAGGTAATTCAACTTCTGCAGATGAACAATTAATTCCAAGTTTTAAAAATGTTGGTTTAGGATTAAAATCTTCTATTGATAATTTAGGAGCATCTTTTGACCCTTCAAACTTTTTGAAAACAACATCATATGGACAGGCACCAACTGGTGAGTTTACCATTGATTATATTATAGGTGGTGGTGTTGGTTCTAATGTTGGTGTTGGAGAATTAGTACAAATAGATACAATAACTTTTCAAGATGATAGAGAAACATTTACAACAGAAGCAGAAAGACGTTTACTACAACAATGTAAAAATTCAATAGCATGTGATAACGAAGAATCTGGAACTGGTGGTAAAGGAGCAGATACCTCTGATGAAATTAAACAAAACGCATTAGCTAACTTTGGCTCACAGAATAGAGCAGTAACTCGTAAAGATTACCAAGTAAGAGCATTATCATTACCAGCAAAATATGGTGGAATTGCAAAAGCATATTGTGCACCTGATGGAGAGTTAGATAATAACTCACCAGCTTCTATCCTTACAGATAAAGATTCATTAGAAGAATTTGTAGGATTGGTAGACCAACTAAAAGGTTCAGATATATCTCAGCAAGAAATTAAAAACAGAGTTGTAAAATATCTTGGTAGTAAAAAGAAAAACGTAACTGAAAAAAATAATCCATTTGCAATTAACTTATATGTTTTAGGATATGATTCAGATAAAAAACTTTCAACATTAAATCGAGCTATTAAAGAAAATTTAAAAACATATATAAGTGAATATAGAATGTTAACCGATGGTGTTAATATTTTAAATGGATTTATTATTAACATTGGTGTTGAATTTGAAATAAAAGTTTACAATGGATATAATAAAAGACAAGTACTTACAAGAACTCAGATAGAACTACAAAATTATTTTAATATTGATAAGTGGTCATTTAATATGCCAATCAATATTTCTGAAGTAGAATTATTAATTGCAGGTGTAGAGGGAGTTCAATCTGTACCAAAATGTGAAATTACTAACAAATGTTTAGGAAACTATTCACAAAATTCATATAACATAGAAGATGCAACTAAAGGTAAAATGGTTTACCCATCTTTAGACCCATCAGTATTTGAAGTTAAGTTTCCAAATAAAGATATAAGAGGGAGAGTAGTATAATGTATTATTTCGTAACATCATCAAAAGATTCAACAATTTACTTACAACAACCAACTCAAAATGCTGGTAGAGATGAGATATTAGAAATATCTAAAATCTATTATGGTAATTTAAAGGATATATCTCGTTCATTAATTAAATTTGATACATCACCACTATCTCAATCTATTGCAACTGGAGAAGTGACGATGAGTTCAGCTGAAATGATTTTAACAGAATGTGAATCATCTGAAATTGCAAATGAATATACACTCTATGCTTATCCTGTTTCTCAATCATGGGATGCGGGAATTGGTACACGATTTGATACGATTACAACAGATGGTGTTTCTTGGAACACACGAAAAACTTTAACTAATTGGTTAGTTGGTTCAGCATCTCTTGAAAGTTCAGGTTCATATAATGGAAGAGGTGGTATGTGGTACACTGGTTCGGTTGCATCACAAGTATTCAATGATGAATCTTCTGATATTATAATGGATGTATCTCAATCATTATCATCGTGGATTGGTGGTTCTATACCAAACGAAGGTTTTATATTAAAACACGATTCAAGTAAAGAAGATGATACAATAGATTACGGTCAATTAAAATTCTTTTCAAGAGAAACAAATACAATATACCAACCTAAAGTAAGAATTGGTTGGGATGATTCCATATTTGTAACAGGTTCATTAACTGCACTAACTGCAGATGATATTCATGTTACCTTTAAAAGATTAAAAACTAGATATAAAGTTGGAAGCAAACCAGAAATTAGAGTTTTTGGTAGAGAAAAATACCCACTTAAAACTTATACAAATGAATATTCTTATACAGATGTTTATTACTTACCAAATTCAAGTTATTATCAAGTAAAAGATATAATTACAGATGAAGTAATAGTACCATTTGGAGATTACACAAAATTATCATGTGATTCAAATGGAAATTATTTTAAACTTAATTTGACAAATTGGGAATATAACAGAGATTATTATATTGAAATAAAAATAGATAGAGATGGTGTAATTGAATACTTTGAAGATAAAGATTTGACATTCACCATAGAAAAGTAATATGGGATTAACTGATAAATTTAGAATCAACGAACTTACAAAAAAAGGTTCTAAAGTAGAAAGAAGAACTTCTGCTGGAAATATTCTTGTCAAAAAAGTTGATGGAAAAGAAGTTAGACCAACAAACAAAAAATTACAAAAACCATTTGGCCAAGAAGTAATCAAAGGAAAAAATCAAGAACCGAGATTTAAATTTGAATTAAATGAATCTGATGATACTCCAAATATAGAACAAACTTCATTTAGTGGAGAATCTACTGGTTATGTAGAAAAGCCAAAATATAATGAAAGTGAATTAAAAAAGGCAGTAGATGTTAAGGTTGATGAGTTAATTAAACAGAAAAAATCTAAACGAGGACCTTATATACTTAAATCAAAATTCGATGATTTAAGAAAAAAATATGAAGATGCATTAGCACAAATTGCTGATTTAAGAAAAAAACTTAACAATGCACTTGCAGAAATTTCAAGATTAACAGGAGTTATTCAACAACTAGAAGTAGAGGCTGATTCTGCAAAATTACAACAAGCTGCAGCAGAAAATCAATTACAAGCAGCAAATGATAGATACATTACATTACTAAGTGATTTTCAACAAGCAATTATTAAAGGTACAAAGGAAGCAATAGAAAGAGTATCATTAGAAGCTCAAGTACGAGGGTTACAAGCACAGAAAGAAACTCTAGTTAGAATAGAAGAACAAGAAGATGCACAACAAGAAACTGCAGCAATACTTGCAAGTTTAACTGGTCCTCCAAATTCATATGAACAAAAAGGAGATTATGCTTGGAAGATACCAGAAGATGCAATTAAAGACCAAAAAGAATTAGATGGTGGACATACATTTTACTTTAGGTCAAATAGAAAAAGTTCTGGTTGGTCTAATGGAAACACTCTTGAATTGTATAATTTTACAGAAGATTCAGAAGTAACATATTCTTTTGATATAACTATCCTAAGAGGTGGACATGGTTCTCCATGGTTTGGATTTAGTAAAATGAGTGGAACTATACCTGCAAGAAGTGGTTCTACACCAGGTAAGGTAACTTTAGATGCAAATAAACTTAGAAGGGTAAATGATAATGCAGGAAGAAGAAAAGTATTTGATGATAAAATAGTTTTAACAATTGCTGATACAACATTTGATATGGAAGCAAGATTTTATAGAAAATTAAGACGAGGTGGACACGGAAACTAATATAATATGGCCATAAAAGATTTTAAAGATATAGAAGGAAGAAAAGGTTATCTTGTTGAAAAAGAAGATAGAAAGATATTTCAAAAAGAAATATCAAAGGCTAACTTTGGTCTTGGTTGTTCTGACATGATTGAGTTTATACTTTATGATGTGAGTGATAATAAGTTACCACAAGGTGATACAGGTAATCTTGTGAGATATATTCATTTAGATGATGCAAATATTTCTAAATATTTTTTAATATCTGATAACATTCTTACTAAGAAAAAAGGAGATGTGCCAGAATTTGTTGTAGATTTAGAAACTCTTATTAGAGAAGCTGGATATAGTAATGGTATATTTAAAACACAAGTTACTCTTTTAAATCGTAGATTGGGTGATGAGGTTCTTGATTCTAATAAATTATGGATACACGAAATAGCACCATCGAGAACTGAAATCAGAGTTTTACCAATTAGAGCAAAGAAAAAAAATGAAGATTTAGAAAAAAGATATAGTGTTTTTACCAATGGTGATACCTTTAGAGATGATGTAATTTATTATGTTGAAAGATTCATTGAAAGCTTTGATATACAGAAAATCATATCAACCTTTTTATTTTCAAAAGGAACTGAAAGTGATGGTAAAGCATATATTAATAAAATTAAACAAGAATTTAAAATTGAAAATTTTGATATCTTCATGAATCAGATTGAAAAAACATTAGTTGAATCAATGAAATATTATGCAAACAAAAGAGTTTGGAATATAAATGATATCAATTATGGTAAACCATCTGAAGAACAAGATTGTATAGAATTATCAGTTAAAAAATTAAAAGAAGATACAATTACTGCTCTGATTAATTCAATTGATTTTAATTTACCAAAAAGAACTATTCAAGATAATAGTGTACTTACTAAAGAAGAACAAATAACTTTAGATAAAGTAAAACAAATATTAAAAAGTACAAAATCAGATAATGTTTATGAAACAACTGTACTTGAAACAGTAGTGAGGGGTTGTACAGACCCGAAAGCAGTTAACTTTAACGAAGCTGCAACAATTAATGATGGTTCTTGTGAATACATCGATAGAATAGTTGTAAAGGGATGTACTAATCCAAAAGCTACAAACTATAACCCAAGTGCAACCGAAGATGATGGTAGTTGTGCGTTTGAAAGTAACTTAGTAACAAAAAAATATTATATTTGGTCTGAAATAGCACAATTCCAATATAGAGATGAGTTTGATAGTGTACAAACAATAAATGGTATGGAATATGATGCATTTACAGTAGGTCAAAAAAGTGACTCATTTATAGTTAATGCTGGTGATGTTAGGGAAATTCCTAAAATGCCACAAAATTCTGATGCATGGTATCATATAATAAGAAATAATCACGATACCAGCATTGATAGTTACTCTCCTGCTATTGGAGGTGGAGCTGTAACTTATACCGATGCAAGTGGAAACTTTGCGTTTTCAAGTAATATTGGACCAGGAGAACAAACTACTATATGTGCTAAAGAAAATAGTATATTCGGACCATATTATTTAACTTGGACTAAGGGTGACCAATGTATTCAAACTGGTAATTCATCAAATAGTGGTACATCATCTGGTAGTGGTACATCATCTGGTGCTGGTGGAAGAGAAATCATTCCTCTTGATATGCCAGGAGGAGGAGAAGCTATAAATCCAGATAATGAAGTTTATATAGACGAAGCAATAAGATAATGGTAAGAAGAGAAACAAAATGGGGGAATACCAATGATACGATATAAAGGTCAAGACCAAAAAGAGGGTCAAGAGAATCAGTTGAGAGATATCAATTCCACTGGAGGAAGTTCCATCGTATCAAAAGATGGTGGCGGCGGCGGTGGTGGTTCATCTACTCTAATCAAAAAAGGTTGTATGGATAAGTCTGCAACAAATTTTGACCCAAATGCAACTGTTGCAGATAATACAAGTTGTGTATTCGCAACAAATGAAGAAGGACCTCTTTCAGCAAGTCCAAATATAACTGTAATTGTTAAATCAAATAGAGAATCACAAATAATAATTGATGGTGTTGATTCACAACAAACAACTGCTGGGACATATCATTATAGTGCAAAAGAATTATTAAGTGGTAAAACATTTACAGTTCAAGCAAGTGAAAATTATAAATCAACAGATATATATAAAATTAAATCTGTACAAAAAAGTTATTTCCAAGATATAAAACCTATCGGTGACTTAGGATTAAATTTTACTAATATGAATTTAGGTTTAGGTGGATTTGGAAACACCGGAATACCAGACCTTAGTGAATTATATAAACTAAAAAGGTTAAATCTAGATAAAGTTGAATATTCCTATTATGAATTTCAAGTATTAAAAAATGGAGCTCCTATTGATGGATTTACACCAGATTTTAATAATTTATTGGGAGATAAATTTGTAACACTTGATTTCAACCTTAAAACAGATGGTATAATAATAAACCCAACACCAGTAGGAACAAAGGTATTGATTACCTCAAATGTATCATCAAATGATATAATAAAATATAAGACATCTACTGGTCTCGAGGATTTTTTACTTACCGATGATGAGGTTGAATTAGACTTAAAAAGAAATGTAAATGGTGAAGCATTGTACATGTCACTTCATGGTGTAGGTATCGATGAAACAACACATACTGTTACTTATACTATTAGTACTCCAAATAACCGAAAAGGGCAAGTAATAAATAATATTGATTATAAATTAGATTTACAAGAAGGAACTACAAACATAATAGTAGATGCCGTAAAAGTACCAAGAAATAATGATGTATCAATTCCACTTTTAAATATTTCTTCTAATCAGTTAGTATATAACATAAACAATAAAGAACCTTTAAAAATATCATATCAAAGCGTTAATGCAGATGAAGTAGAATATTCAATTGGAAATATTAAAAGAAAAATTGGGCCAAGTGGTACTATTATATTATCATCAGCTGATTTTAAAAATGGTATTGGTTCATATACCTTATATGCACAAGCACGAAATAAAACTGGTGGTGGTGATATTCAAAAAGTTAGTATCGTTGTAGAAAGTAAAGAATATCTACCAGGACCAGATATAACTCATATTAATTATCCGCAAAGTATTAAAGGTGCAGATTTTAAACAATTTAATGTTCCATTTAATGTTAGTTGGCAATCAATCAATACAGATTATATTAGAATCTATGCAGGAAAGTATGATTCTACATCTGAAAAAAACTTTTTCTTAGGCCAGTTTTCAAAATCAGGAGTTGTAACATTTACTGTTGAAGATGTTTTAAAAGCTGCTAAAAGAAATTTTGATGAAGATGATAACATATTACAATTTAAATTATTATTAGTTCCATTTAATTCCCAAGGCGATTCATTAACTGCTGGTAAAGTAGAAGAAATAGGTATTACCTTTGATAAAGGTGATTTGGATTTAAGAAGAGGAAATGTAATTGGTGATATTAGAAATGCATTTGAATATTGTTTTGATTATTCTGAATTTGATGAAGCATCATCACCATTTTTAACTCACTATTTACACATAGGAGATGGTGATAATAAACTAATATCAACATATGGTATAGATGATGAAACTTTCTCAGAGTATGAATTCATAAATGAAACAAACGAAAGAAAAAAAGTTCAAGAATCTAAATCTATTGTTTTAAAATTATATGAACCATTAGATAATAAGATAGATGTAAATGATAAAATTTGGATTTCTAAAATTCAATCAATACCATTAATTGACCAAATAACAATATTAGATGATATAACTTCTGATTGTATTCCATTAACACCAAATTTAAGTTTAGAATTAAATGATGATATTGGTTATCAAATTTATGATGATTTAGTAGCAAGTGGCTCAGTTTCATCAGAAGCAGTAATTCAAGAATTTGTTTCTGGTAGTGGATTTTCTTTAGATACCCTTGAAATTGAATATACATCTGGTAGTGTTTATCAATTTGATAACTTTATAAAATACTCATCAGCAAAAGAACGAGTTGCTAACTTTTATTATAAAATAAAATTATTAGAATCACATAGAAGTAAACATCAATTACTTGCAAGTGCTACTGGTTCTGCTGGTTCAATTTCATCTCAAAATGAACAAAAAAGAATTTTAGGAAAGATGTCAGAAATTAAACAAAATTTCGATGCATTTGAAAAACATCTTTATACTGTAAGTGGTTCATTACAATATCCAAAAACTGGTAATACTAATATTAAGCTTACTGATACTGGTAGTATATTAAGCACAACAGGTTCAGATTCAGTTAATTGGTATAATTCAATTTATACAACTGCGTCTTTATACGATAGAAATAACTCAGAAAGATTAGTTAATAATTTACCAAGTCATATTAAGGATGATGATAAAGGACAAGAATTTGTTTTGTTCTTTGATATGTTGGGACAACACTTTGATATTCTTTATCATTATATAAACCGATTATCCAAATCTAAAAAAACTGAACACAAATTTGAAAATGGTATTATAAATGATTTGATGTACGAAATGTTAAGTTCTCTTGGTTGGGATGCTGATTTAGGATTATCTTCAGAAACTCTTTGGGAATATGCATTTGGTGAGCATTCAGATGGTACAGAAGCATCATCAATGTCAGGTAAAAGTAGACAAGATGAACTTTGGAGAAGAATATTAAATAACTTACCATATCTATACAAACATAAAGGAACTAAAAGAGCTATTCATGCTGCATTATCTATATATGGAATTCCAAATTCTATGTTAACAATAATGGAGTTTGGTGGACCAAAGGATACTACCACTTCAAGATTAGTTAAATATACTTATGATGATACAACATCTGCATTAAATATTTCTGGTTCTCAAAGTTTAACAATTCCTTGGAAAATTTACAATAGTTCATATCCAAGTGCAGTTGAAATGAGAGTGGAAACTAATACTAAACAAAATCAAACTTTAATTTCAAGTAGTGGTTGGAGTTTAGATTTAAATTATACATCAGGTTCAAATGCTAATTTACAATTAAACGTATTATCTGGTTCAACTAATTATTCTGCATCAACAGAAGATTTTCCTTACTTTAACCAAGATTATACACAAATAGTTGTAAATAGAATAACTGGTTCAACTACAACATTTGAAGTTCATGCAAAAGAAGGATTTCAAGAAAGAATTAGAAATGCTACAAGTGCATCATTTACAATTGGAAACTTAAGTAATTGGAATGCCGGAAACGAATTGATTGTCGGTGGTTTAGGAGTAAGTGGTAGTTTATTTACTGGATCAATGGATGAAATAAGATTATGGAAAACTCCATTATCTCAATCAAGAATTGAAAATCATGCATTAAATGGAGATGCAATTGATGGTAACCATGCATCTTCATCAACTGAAGATTTATTATTAAGGATAGATTTTGAACATCCAAGAAATTTAGATTCAACTGGTAGTAATTGGAGAAACACACTTGTTTCACAATCAGTAGCAGCAGATGGATTAACTTCATTATCAGGTTCAATAGAAAGCATTTCTCCAAATACAACTTATGCAAATTTTATAACTGCATCAAATTTTCCATCAGCATCATATCCATATGGATTTACATTTTATGATAGAAAAAATACTTCAAATGTACCAAGTGTTGGATTATCGGTTGGTAATAAAATTAGATTTGAAGAACAAACATTACTATCAGATTTATCTTATAAGAGTAGAGCAACCAAAAAATCATACGATAGTGCACCATTGGATTCAGATAAGTTAGGATTATTTTTCTCACCAGCAAAAGAATTAAATCTTGATATTGTAAAAACAATAGGTGATTTTAGTATAGATGATTTAATTGGAGACCCAAGTGATTATTATCAAGATAATTATTCATCATTAGATTCTTTTAGAAAATACTATTTTAATCGATATAATGTAGATTTCCATGAGTATATTCAATTAGTGAGATATATTGATAAATCACTATTTAATCTCTTAGAATCACTTGTTCCTGCAAGAGCCAAGGTTACTACTGGTTTATTAATTGAACCACATATGTTGGAAAGAAGTAAGATTCAAAGAAGCAAACCAACAGGTTTAAACGAACAATATGAAACTTCAATCGGTATTCAAGATACAACACTTGTTACATCATCAGAAGATTCTTACTTTGTTGAATTAAATACAATAGAACACACAAACTTATCTGGTTCTAAGGATTATTACGAAGCTGAAATATTAGAAGCGGTAAGTAGTAGTTTGGTAGGAACAAAAGATAACTACGAAAGTATAATATCAGCATCTGAAAACTTTATTACTACTGGAGAAATTACAAAAAACTCTGGTTCGAATATGGGTGGAATAGATATTTCAATTGCTGCAGCATTTACACAATCAGTACAGGGTGAGTTTGATTCAACTGCATATCAACAAGTAGGAATGGAACCAGATTCGTTATCTGTTGTTGGATTTGGATTATATGGTAGTGGTTCAAATGCAATTATAACTAAAATAGATAAAAATAATAATTTTGTTAGAGAAAGAGCAAAGGTATTTTTACTAAAAGAATCATTTACAATAAATGTACCAAAATTAGTAAATTCAGCTTCTTTAGATACAGAATTAGAATCAGTAACTAAATTTAGACATAAAGTAACTATTTTACCATTTACTGCTTCTAATGGAAGCGAATCGATAGACCCAACTGTAACTGGTAGTATTGTAGAGGTAACTCCATTAAATGGTGCATTCCCAACACATTACAAAAATACAGGAGATTTAACAAGCGGAATGGAAAATTCATTTTTTAATGGGTCAAAACAAACAAGTGCAACTACACTAGATGGTAGTTCGCCAGTTCAATCATTTACTACTAATCCGAATACATTAAAAGTTTCTGATAGCGGTAGGGGAAGTGGAGAACCGATATTAGAAGTTGAATAATTAATCGAAAATTAAATTTAGTTATATTTATATATTGAAACATAATAGGAAAAAACACTATGGCATATCTAGATAATACAGAAATAACAGTAGATGCAATTCTTACCAAAAAAGGTAGAGAGAAATTAGCATCAGGTGAAGGTCTTAATATTACCAAATTCGCATTGGGTGATGATGAGATTGATTACACATTATATGAACCAGCACATCCAAAAGGAAGTGCATATTATGATGCAGCAATCAAAGCAATTCCAATTACTGAGGCATCACCAGATGAAACTCAAGTATTGAAATATAAATTGGTAACTTTACCAAAAGGAACAACTAAAATTCCAAAAGTAGAATTTGGTGTACCATCGATAACTGTAAATCAGAACTCTGGTCAAGTTGGACTTTCTCCAACTACTTCACCAAGTGGTAATACACAAGGTGGATATACAATAGTTTTATCTAATAAAAATGCTGGTAGTATTGTAGGAGCAGGATTATCTGGAGCTGCAAGTTCAATCCCAACTTTCTTAGGAGACGAAATAACTGCAACTGCAGCAATAGAAACTGGATTAACATTTACATTCATACCTAATCCAAACATAACTGCTACAATTGCATCAACGATTACAGTATATGGTAATGAGACAGGTGGTTCGGAAACTATACCAGTAACAGTAACATTTGTACAACCAACCGCAAGAGGTTAATAAAAAGGACAAAATAAAATGGCACAAATACAAGGACAAGCAGGATTAAACTTAACACAAGAGTTGGCAAATTATCTAGATGCCAGCGGTGGAGCGATAACTTCTGAACAATTAGGATTAATTATTAACCAATATTTAACTGGTGGTGATAAACTAGGAGCAACTGGTGGTGGAATCGGAAATGGTATATACAAAAGATTTGGTGAATTTGACCAAGTAAGTGGAAAAGTACAAGTTGTTACTACTGGTTTATGGAGTGGAGATACTGGAAGTTTAACTTCTTTCTTTACATCATCAACACAAGAAGTTGCTGCAAGTTCAAACTATTATCTAAATGTATATAATTCAGCAGCTGCCTCTGATGTACAATTTGCAGTTGCATATGGACATAAATTTGGTAGTGGGTCTGTATCATTAGCAAATGATGATTCATCAACTTTAGCATCTAAAGCAACTTACGCACAATATAAAACAATTCTTTTAGACCAAGGAGATGATAAATTTCAAGTACCTAATAGTTCTGGTTCACTTCATAGTATAGATGATATTTATGTAGTTAACTTATCTCGTGCAAGATATAAAGAGAAAATGGATGCAGGAAACTGGTCATTAACATTAAGTGGTTCTAATGGAAAATCAACTTTTATTGATGAT